CTATTATAATAAAAATCCAAAGCTGTTTGTTTTTTTGCATACTCATCCTCCAAAACCATATCCTCTGCCTTTCTAACAGAATCCATAACAGCCATTCTTCCTAGATTTGGAATAGTTATTTTATCGTGAAATTCCATATTATATGCCTATGCTTTTTGGTACACGACTAATCAAAGAATGCTTATGAGCAATATAATAACTACAGGCATCGAGAAAATGAGATAGCTTGTCATCTTTTTTATCAATCTTTCCATCATTCGTTCTTTGAGTTTGCTCTAAATCTTTAATTAGATTTATACATTTAGGGTCTATCGTCATTCTTACTTTACCATTTGCATCCTTTAAAATTCTGTTTAAACTATTTAATCTCTCTTTTACAGGGGGATTTGCTTTCTTTGATACGACTTGAAAATTATGTTCTTTAAGGATAGCATGGTCTGAACGATTGCTAGTTGTTGATCTTGCAGAACCTGTTGCATCTGGATATACAGGAATATTTGGAGCAATTTTTTTCATCTCCATCGCCATCAATTCTGTGTTTGAATTAGGTATTCTGATCTCATCAAACCAATGAACAACACCATCTGAATATTCACAACCTAGACAAGCTGAACCAAGTATATTAAAATCCATTCCCCAAAAGATATTGCTTGATAATTCATTTGCCTTTTTTACATGAACAGACCTATCAAAATTATAAGCCGCCCTATTCCCTGTAGTTTCAAAGGATGCAAGAAACTCTGTTTTAAATGCTCTCTCATCCATCATGCTCTTCGCTTTTTCTATTTCTTCTTTTGGCACATATCCACCATCTAAAGTAGTATACTGCCAACTTTTCCAATCTTCATCTTTACCTTGTCCTCTTAAAAAAGCATCATATAGATGATCATATCCGTTTGGTGTTCCAATAAAAAGAGCATCCCCATTTGTTGTAGTTAACATAGGATAAATTATCTCCTCCCAAACTCTTGGCTTGATGTACGAATATTCTTCCATCACGACCATATTTATTCCAGCACCACGAAGATTATTCTCTTGTTCCGCCCCTTTAATGGCAACCTCTGAATCATTAGGTAACTTAATCGCTAATTCAGATTCATTTATCTGGCAGTTATATTGTCTAAAAATTTGTCGCATTAGTCTCCATGTAGTATTCTTCCCAGATCGGTAAGTGGGAGTGATTATCCATCTTCGCTCCCCAGCTTTTAAGTGTCTTGTCAATAGCCATATTAAACTTAAATGAGACTTTCCGAATCTTCGCCCAGCTACTAGAACTTTTCTTTTCGCTGGATGTTCGATTATTTCTCGTCTTTTGCGATCTATCTTCCAATTAACCAAAAATCCTCTTCATTAAACTTTTAGGAACTTTCTTTCCAGACTTATAAAGCTTTTGCATTCTCGATAAATCTTTTGCTCTCTGGCTACGTTTGCTCCCTTTTACACCAGAAAGATATTTTTTTGGTACACTTTTAAATCTTTTATCTTTAGCTACTCTTCTTACTTTCATCTTCTTCTTTTTCTTTCTATCCTTACTAGGTCTGCATCGTGCTTGATTCTTTTTCTTCCTTTGGCTATCTTTATAAAACTATTTACTCTCGCACTTGCCCAACTAGATGGAGTTTGTCCTGGTCTAGTCCCAGAAGAAACAGCCGCCCCCAATCCTCTTCGATAAACTTTTAATAGTGACGATGGTCTTATTTTGTTTTTCCTTGCTAATGCTGTTAATCTTTTTCTTGTAGATAAACCTATCTTTGCCATTAATCGATACTCAATATTTTTATCGGCTCTGTTTTATGACTAATTTCTTTTGTTTCTTTTGCTTTCCCTTCCGCCCTATCACTTAAATACGATACAGCAGACATTGAACCATTCATCGCCATCGATAAAACTCTGCGAACCATCTTTTCTTTCTTTGTAAGGCCAGTATCATCCTCCTCATCCCAAACTTTTTTTATAATATCTGCCAAAGCTCCTCTTCTACCATTAAGGTTGCCAGATTGGCCCTTCTTCCACATTGTTTGTGGTTTATGACCTTTTTTAAATTGCCCATTTGCCCTTCTGCTTTCCTTGTGTTTAGTCATAGTCTACAAGTGCCATCACTAATGCTTTATTAAGCTTATCAAGCAAGTCTTTAACCTTATTGGAATCAATCTCATACACATCAAATTCTAATCTCCAATTGTGAGTGGTTTTAAGATTTTTAATTCCAACAAGCTCAACATTTAATGTGATACCTTCTTTTTTCATAATAGCTGTGGCCACAACAAGTTCAATTCCTGTCTATCGCCTTCATTTCAATCTATAATCTGCCTTTTTCTCTGCGAGTGAGGTTTGAACATACCTCTATAAATACAAGGATTTACCGACAAATAACAATATTTTTATAATGTAAGTTGTTAATTTTATTGAATTAACCTATCCGACAAATATATAAAAAGTGATGTGAAAAAAAGAGGAAAGTATATACTATATATTTTCCTCTATTTAAAAAAAAGAAGACCATAAATAAATTATAGTACATTGGTGTGTACTATCTTAATTTCAAGAATATTCTTGTTTTCAAAACAAGAATCAAGATGGAACAATTTTTGTATACCTAAATTTTATTTAACATATGATTATCAATTTCATATAGGTCTGCTTTAAGTTTAATTGTACTTCCATCATTCCTTATTCTTATTGATCCTTGTTTGTGGAATACTCTGCGATTTTTAAATTGTTCTTTTGTTACCCAACCGCAGATTGTTAGTATTGAATCGGTCTTATTTATAGAACAAAATAAATAGATATCTGTGTCATATCCATCTTGTGCGGCCAAAAAATTGTTAGTGTATCCAGGTCTAACTGCTCCTTTTCTTCCCATAGTTTTAACATCTACTTTCTTCCCTTTGATATAAAAATCAACTCCACCATCAAAGCCACCTTTTCCATTAACTAAAGGTTTATTGTAATAATTGCAAACAACATTCTGTCCCAGTATGCCAGTATATTGTTCTGCTTTACTACCATCCGCATATCCTCTTTTGCCAAAATTATATTTGTTAACTTGATTCCAACTTAATCTTTTTATCCAATATTGAATTGGAATATCTATCAAATTTCAAAATCCATGATCATCAATTTATCCATTGCTCGATCGTAATATTTCTCTACAGAGGAGGATGAAATTCCAAAATTATCAGCAATTTTTTTAAAATCCCTTATGCCCAAATCATAAAATGCATCTATTATTTCATTTTCTCTCCTCGAAAATTTATAAACCGATCTTCTCCCAGCTAAAAAAGCTATCATTCTAATTTCGTTATTACGAGCCTCTTGAATTTTTCTTTCATATGAATCATTTGATTTTCCGCACATAGGGCATGGCTTGATATGTGGCCTCATTCCTATTCCTCGTTACTATGTTCTTTTTTTAAAATATAAACTATTTTTTTAAATTCATTCTTAATAAACCATCTTTGCAAATAGTGATAACTAATTATACTCACAATTACGATTGTCACAATAAATACATCAAATGCATTTTCTTGTAATGATGCTATCCAGTATTTCATTTTAACTCCCTTTTTTAAAATTTTGCTCGGTTACTAGAGCCACCTAACACTTTAAATAAAATTTTCCTTTTTATTTAAAAAACCGAGCAATTATGGAACACTTCTCATTTCTGTTTGATGTGTTTTTAAATTCTTTTTAAATCTAATATTTGGAGTTTTACAATTCATACATCTGTATATTTGAAATTTATTTGCAGATGTATAATAAAACTTACCATATTCCTCTTCTAAATGACTAGATCCACAATTAGGACAGACACTATCTCCCATAATTACACCTAAATTTGGATGGTTTTTTATATAGGGCCTTAATTTAAGATATACATCCTCTAGACCTCTTACATCTTGATTATTGTATTTAATCATATGATCTAGTGCAATTTGTTCGCCCTGGACACATCTTTTCCATAGATCAAACCCACCAAGTTCACTAGTGTTAATTTTTTCATTCAGGTTAAAATATTTCGTTAAATAGTCTTGTTTATAAGAAACAAAAGCAAAGTTTCTTTTCGCAACTTTTAATGTGTCAATTGTTCGATAAAATGAGGGGGGATTTAAATCGTTTTTTATAAATCGATCCCTCCCCACCACC